GACTTCACCAAAAACTGCGTCACTACAGAATGTGGCCACACCTTTCATGCGAGGTGTCTAATGACAAGCGTAGCGCATAATGGATTTGCGTGCCCGTATTGTCGTACGGCTATGGCCGAGGAAGTTGCTGAGGAGGAGGATGAATGGGAGGATGATGCAACGGTAGAGGAGATTTATGGCGATGATGCGCTCAGGGGGTTCCGCTTCTTCATGAACAATGTTAATGGCGTTCGGCATGACGCGGAAGACGTGGAGGAAGAGGAAGAGGCGATGAGCCCGCGCCGGCGTACGTACGGCGATGTACGTTTCAATGATAATGGAGAGATGAGCTGGGAAGAAGAGGAGGACGAAAACCCAACTGCCGAGTTCGTCGCACAAACACTCACTGAACAGGGCGTCACTGTAGAGCAACTGGTAAAGGCTCTGATGGCGGACCACGAAGAATACCAGGATGACGATGATATAGAGCGCATAAATGATGAGCTATTTGGTAAGCTTCGCATCATTATCTCCAACTACACACCAGGCGATCAGGTCAAAAATCGGCCAGAAATAGACGACCCCCAACTTGCTGTACCGCAACCAATCTTAGTCGATGTATAAAAATAACAAAAAATAAAAAGCATTCTATTTAACTTATAAATAAAACAAAAATAAAGATACTGGCTCGCAAATATGCGCCAATATCTTTTTCATTTATTTTTATTATGCAAATAATAAATCATTTTAAAAAAAATTGAGAAGCTTTTTATTTTGTAGTTGATGTTAACTAAACACAAGACGTGTACCTTAAAGTATCAAAGTAATCAAAATGGACGGAATCAGCTGCATTTATATTCCTCGTATTTCAACCCTCGTGCCAAGCGATGTGATAGTGGGCGAGTTTGGAAACCGTGGGATAGGTCGTGTTAGTCGCGTGGACTTTGCGCCAATTACCAAACAACCTGGGTTTGGAAAGGATGTTGACTTGGTCGTAAGATCGGCATTCGTTCATTTTAAAGATAGTTTTGTAAATGAATTAACTGCGGAAATCATGCAAAAATTTAAGAATGGCGAGGGGTATCGCTTCTATCCCGACTTCTGCCCTCCCCCCTATTTCAGACGCGAATATTGGCTATTGCTCAAGGCGGCCAATCCTATACCAGAGACAACAATGACCACTGCGCAAATTGTGAACAACTGCCATTTGCTGGAGGTCCGCGTAGAAGAGCAAGCGCAGACAATTCGCCAGCTACAAGAAGCGCTGGAACGCGTTTACCAAGACAATGCTGGAAGAATAGCTGTATTAGAGGCGACAGTTCGCGGACTAATTCCGCAGCCCTACTCCTATCCTTCTTCCTTCTGTGAAAATCAAGAAGGCGAGCTCCACAGATATGCGCGTGTTACTCCTGATCTAAGTGGCTGCGAACAACCCGTTGAGGATTATGAGTCCGACTTGGACGACTACGACACAGACGTTGCCAACTACAATGCGCTCGAAGACGCGACAATCCTGAGTGGCGATAGTATGCCAGAACTGGAAAAGATGTCCATTGGATCAGAGAGAAGCAACATATCCAGCGACCTATGCGGAAACGAATGAAACCAAAATAAACAAATAAAAAGCAAAAAACACCAAGTCATAGCAATTAGATAATCATATTATAAACAGTAAAATAAGTAAGTAAATAAAAACTTTTTTGTCGGGCGTTATTACATGTATAGATTCATTAATAGGATGAGTGCACCAAGACCAATATCCGCAAATAGACATGTTCCCATTATGCCACCAAACGCGGATACTGCAGCAAAAACAATTTCTCTCTTTAGTCAGCCATATTTAGACACGTATAACCAGTGTTATAAAAATATTGTGGTATTAAATAGACTGCCGCAGGGACCGCTGGCAGATTTGGTCGTAAGAGTGAATTTCCCTCCGCTCAGCGAATTTAGTGAGCCCGGGCCGTGTATTCGTTCAAAACAATGCGGACTTGCCATATCATCCTTTGGTATGGGGTGTGGAAAAGGTTGCAACAATTTGATGGTAGTGGACGAGGTCCCCGATTTAATTTCTTTTTTGGTGGAAAATGGATATACTGTGGACACCAGTATAACAAAAATGTTTAACGCAAGTGATATACGGTTTGATACCAATACGGGAAATAAATTAATATGTTTTGTGACATATCATACTTAAATTAAATTAAATTATAAAAATTAAAAATTGATTTAAAATTATGCGATAATTATAAATCAATCCAACATGTCGTCAGAGCCAGACTTTACAACATTAAATATAAATATACCGGCGGCAGTGAGAAATTATTCCCTTGAACAGAAAAGGGAGGTTTATGAGTATTTGCGTGAGATGGATGAGCATCATAGAAGGGCGTATAGTATTGCGGTGAATCATTTGGAAAGTTCTTTTGATATTTATAGAAGCAATGGGTTTAAGGAGTGGAAGCAGTCTCGCCCAGCTAATTAGCGTCGTCGCCGCCGTCTTGTTTTATTATTTTTGGTTTGTATTCGGGGGTTTTCAAATCTGGCTATCTCTAATCGTGTTCTATTTTCTATTTTTTTCCCCGCTCGCTGAGCCCGCACGAGTTCGGCAAGAGCCTGCTTCATATTTGTATACCCACCGCCTCTTGGCGGTAAATCTGTCTCTGGATTCTCCGCCCTAACTTCAGTGGGAGGAGTTTGATTTGCATTTTTGAGACCCCGCTTCACATTTTCGGTTATATCAAATACCGCCTTTGAGGCAGCAGTAGTTGCATCAGACCCCGCTTCAGCCGCATCGCCGACAGCTCTGGAAACATCATTTGCAATTTTACCAACTTCAATTACTGCACCCAAACCCGGGACCGCTGCCATTGCATCAGTAACCACTTTGACAATGCCAACTATTATAGCAGATGTCGCCTTCAGTCCTGCCTGACTCAGTATCCCCACAAGTTCAGTAAGTGGTTCTCTCATTGCGTTTACAAGTATTTTTGCATAAATGGCGAGTTCGTCGCCTGCTAAACGCGCCTGTTCTTGTAATTTCGGATCCTGCAATTTCTCGGCAACCCTGGAAAAGATATCCGTAACTAATTCAGTCGCGCGCGCGGCTTCAGCATCTACCGTTGTTTGCACACCAGGGGCGGCTAAAACAGTATTCACTTGGTTCAGAACCAACGCGAGACCCTTATTAAGTATATCGGCGGCCGTTCGTCCGACCTGCTTAAGCCTTGAATCTTGTGCCGGTACTTGTACATTTGCTATTTCTGCATCTGTACCCTCTGTAGGTTCAAGTGCATTTAATGCCTTGGTTAATCCTATTTTTAAAACTGGTTTAAGCAAATTTACAACCTTATTTGCAAGCTCAGTAATGATTCCTTTGTGTTTAATAAATTCTTTTTTATCCATTTGTTGCCCCTGCGTCGGTGCCAGTTGTCCGCCATAATATTTTCGGGTCACGTTTCTTCCACGTTTGAATCGTTTAGTGTTATAAGTCATACTTATATTATAGCAAGAAGTTTATATTCAGGTTAGACCTGTATAAATTCGCTATTGTATCATTTCTTTGTAATGCCCATTTTCTTGAAGTCTGCAAAGGTCATGGCCAGCTTCTTGTCAACAATCTTTCTGTCAATCTTTTTTATAAAGCTAAAGTTTGCCATTTTGCCCTCGTATGTATATCTATTTGCTCGTTCCTTTAAAACTGCCTCATTCTCGGATTTTTCAGCGGGCTGTCTACTCGGTCCACTGTTTTTGGGAGGAGCGCCTGTACTTACATGTCCCGTTCCGGCCTCTTTATTATAACTTTTAAACTTCGCAAAAACTCGCTTCTTTTCCTCAACGGGCTTGTGATTTGCGATAGCCTCTTCTCTCCTTTTTTTGTCCAATGCCTCCTTTTCCTCCTTCTCCTTCTTTGCCTGTTCATTCTTCTTCTCAGCAAGCTGTATCTCCTCTTCAGTGTTTACAAAAATGGGCCTACAATTAAAAAATTTCACGTACTTCCTGGCCACTACGTCTAAATACCTATAAGGGATTGTGTTGTCGCTATAATATTTAAATGTTTCTCGCTCCTTATCATATATCATCAGCACATTTCCTACCGGCGTGTGTTCAATAACATGGCAGTTTTTCAGTTTATCCAATTTGCAGTCTATCATAAATTGCAATGCGTCTTCCGCGGCCTGTTTATTATTCTGCAGTTTCCCCTCATCGGTCTCCATAGAATTCTTTAGTGTATCATCCTCTTCCAATAAACTGTCTCGCTCTTCTCTCAACAGTTGTATTGTCGGGTTATCCATTTGTTCCAAATTACTCGTATTATCATCGTATTTCCGTAGCTCTGCCGCGATAGTGCGCAGACGACCTCCGATCTCCTTCCGTCTATCTGCAAAGGAATCTGTAATCAGCTTTAAACACTCGCTGGTCTTTTTCACTATAATTTCGTCATTTTCATCAAATTTGAACCCCTTCTCCAAGAGTCTAATTTCTGCAAGATACTTGTCTTCGTACCTGACTTTAATAACGGGTTCCTCTACAGGGACAGTTTGAACAATATTATCAATAACGGCTACATCATTCAATTGTACAACCGCGCGATATAGGTTTGAAAGTAGCACAAATAAATTGGATGAAATTCCATATTTATTAAAATACCAAATTGCGACGAATGCGAAAAAAATAGAACCCTTGTCCATTAATGTAATATTGTTTATAGTTTTAAATAGTTTTAAATAGGTTGATTGTTAATTACTTTCATTCGCCCGCCCGCTAAGCCTTTCTAAAAACAAAGCGCGAACGTCTGATGACAAGTCGGGGAGCGGAATCAGCTCATAATTTTGTTCTTCTGCATCAGGGTGTAGCCTGACTAAGAATAGGTCTCGCACTGTCCTGCCATATTTCGCCTCTATAATGGTCTTGTATGTGTTTAGTTGTAGTGCATAATGCCAGAAGTTGGAATCGGGCAAATGGCAGATTTGCGGAGGCAGGGCAAACCGGTTAAAATTATTGACCCTGGTAATATTTTTCGCGCGCTTCCAATCATAAATAGAAAGGGTTCCGTCTTGATTCTCATATATCATATCTATTGACCCCGAAATTTTTACGTCTTCATTGTAGATAACCCATTCAGTACGGAACGGCTTCAGATTGGGAAAGTCTTTGACGAAATTTATAAAATACTTCCATTCTAATGGGCGACTTTCATGAGTGTCACTGTGATTGCTCATATAAAGGTCATACAGCTCCTTATTTGTGTACTCGGGCTCAAGTCGCGGCTCGTTATTGAAACATTCAATTTCAAAATGGAGGTCGGTTCCTGCGCCAGAAACCGCGCTGGCATTAGTGGCCCACATCGCCTTTATTTGTTCGGCAGTTAGACCCCAATATTTATGTCCTTCTTTCCAGCCGCGACCCTTCATCATATTGCTGATAACAGCGTCGGCGTCAAAATGCGGGAAATGTGAGTGATTCCATGTAGTCACCGACGTGTACCTTATATTGGGTTCAAATAGGACAACATATTTGTGACCCTCTTCAAAGAATTGAATATATTGGTCACGGGCGTGACAGTTTTTAGTTGATAACACAGGAGATACTGAGGTCATTGTTGCATAATTATATTACTCATTTAAATGATATAATTATAATCAATTTTATTTATTGGCTGCGGATATTTGCTCTTTGAGTTGAGCAACGTCTTGTTTAAGGTCTTGTATTTCTTTAATGAGAACGCCGATGAGTCCCGTATAATTAACAGTTTGCATTTCTTGTCCGTCCTTCTCTCCAGTAACCAAAAATGGGTATACTTCTTGCAACTCGTGCGCAATTAGACCAATATCTTGTTTCCCACTATTTAAATTTGTGTAAGTAACTGGCCTCAATTTATCCACCGAAAATGTTTCATCAAGTCGGATCACTTCCCCCTTTATGCGGTAATCAGACGTTGTATTATAAGAGGCCGCGCTAACGGACCCAGTTCCGAGTGTAATATTATTATTATTCATAACAATACCAGTTGATCCAATTTTTAGTATTTCAATATTATTTATTAACCATTGAAATTGTGCACCAGAGGGGGCGTATGAACTCATCAAATTTGCATTTGTACTGGTATTTGCTTTTATATAATAGTTTCCAATACCGTCTAAATAAAATTTACCTGTGTTCACGTGAAGTCCACCTATATCTATAAATACGATAGGAGTTGTTGGAGCTAAAGGGTGAGTCATAAATCTTAGAGGTTTTTTACATGTAAAATCTGTGCTACTGCCAGTAGTTGAGATCGATGTCTCATATTCATCTGACCCCACATATAAGGTCCCTTGGTTAATATCATTGCTTATTCTCAATGCGTCGTCGGTGAATGTTTTAAATCCGGCAATTGACTGATCTCCAGTAAGCGTAACATTATTGTCTGAAGAGCCGCCTGCGGGGCCGGTAGCACCTATAGAACCAGCAGGTCCAGTAGCACCTATAGAACCAGCAGGTCCAGTAGCGCCTATAGTTCCGGCGCCTCCAGCAGGGGCTACAGCAGGTCCAGCAGGTCCAGCAGGTCCAGTAGGGCCTATAGGTCCAGCTTCAGCTTCATTACTGCTTTGAAATAGTGCTCTTGCGAATGACATTTTATATAATATATAAATATTTATTATACTTAAATTCAAATCGCAATATTTAAATATAATCGGTTTATATGTTATATGAGTTTTGGGTTGGACATTAATAATTATACACAAAATGAACGATCTGAAATGCTGGAGCTCCCGCCAACAATATTCTTGCAATGAAATTAACCAAATTGAGAGAAAATATTATAAATAACACCAAGGTAAATAAGGATGTGCAATAAGACTGATGCACCGAGTCTGGTAATAAATAGGTTATGCCCATGAAAATATTTATCAAATGCTATTTGCTGCTCACTTGAAAGGTCCTTTGTATAATTTGTTATTGTATATTTAATATTCTTTTTAATATAAGTTTTATATTTTACCAGAAATATAATTCAATTTTCTGCCGTAGTCGTTACGTTTTGTAGCCCGTCCTGTGTCTTGTTGTAGTAAGTATATACCACGACAAAAGAAATCAATTTTATACATATATAAGCATATAGCAGAACACGGGCTTATTAACGGATTTGAATAGCGTTCATTTGCCCGCTCCCGGTAAATGTTTGACTAATCCCTTGATTAGATATTCGGGCGTGTAAGTTGAGTGCCCCCGTGGTGACTATTACATTAGATACGACAGCGGTGCTTGTTAAACTTGACATATAAGAAGAACCAGTGTTAAATACGTGGAGTTGTGAAACAGTAGTATTATAACCTGCGTCGCCGATACTGAAAGTCCAACCCAGCAACGACACACCAGATGCATCGACAGAGGCTAATTCATATTGACCCGTAATATGCCACGTCCCAGCAGTCGGTATGGAAAGGACTTCTGTTAAAACAGTATCTCCCTGCAAGGGGGAATTAATATTAACAGACGGATAAACAACCCTCGCAAATCCACCCACGCCAGCTGGGCCAGTAGGACCTACAGGACCTTCTGAGCCTGTTGGCCCTTCTGAGCCTGTTGGACCAGCAGGACCAGCAGGACCAGTAGCGCCGGCAGGCCCGGCAGGTCCTACCGAACCACCCCCTCTGACATTAATGCTTTGAAATAGTTGTCTTACGAATGACATTGTATATTATATATAAATATTTATTATACTTAAATTAAATTTAAGTTTCAATATTTAAATATAATCATTTAATATATTATATGAGTTTTGATTTGGATATTAATAATTATACACAGAATGAACTGGCTGAAATGCTGGAGCTCCCGTCAAACTATGACAACAATATTCTTGAAATGAAATTAACCAAATTGAGAGAAAATATTATAAATAATGCCAAGGTAAACAAGGACGTGCAACAGAACACAATAAATTTCTTGGTAAAGGTAAAGAATGTGTTAATAAAAGGCTCATCTGGACACTCAGAACAGAATAGCTTTTTTACGGAAAAGATTGCACAGTTGTATAATTCAAATTATGAACTAAAGACAAGCAACTTAGATGACATCAACGACCACATGGTTCAGGTGAGACCAGTGAAGCCGTTTTTAAGCTCAGATCCGGGCGAGTTTTTCCCCGGCGTTATCAATCCTCTAAGAAGGTCAACAATTAGACAAAGTTTAAATATAGATAGCAGATTTAGAGAGAATTATTATTCAACGGCATCCTCTAATTTTCAAGTTACATTGCCTATGAACTTTGACAAAGTATTGCGAATGCAATTAACTGCAATAGAACTGCCTATCACATATTACAACGTATCAAAACAATATGGTAATAATTTTTTTCAGATAACAGTCAACACATCTACTGCGATTATTAATATTCCAGATGGAAATTACACGGCGGATGGAATCGTTAATGCTTTGAACAACGAATTGACCATACTATCTGGGGACTTCGCGAATGTCTTGTTTTTATTAAATATAAATAATAATTCCGGCAGCGGTCAAATGATGGTAGGTCCGGTTAGCGCAGTCCCTCCTGTTACCGTTACCACGTTAACACTCAACTTTCAAACAGACCGCACTGGGTATGATGATAATAGCACTCCCTTGCCATTAAAATTCGGTTGGGCATTAGGGTTTAGAAACGGTAAATATATAAATAATTTAAATTACGTATCTGAAGGAGTAGTTGACATGACAGGGCCAAGATACGTTTATCTTGTTGTTGACGACCATAATAATAATGTTAACAATGGGTTTTACAGCGCATTCAACTCCTCCATGTTAAACAATAATATTTTGGCTCGTATATCGCTGCAGTCTCGTCCATTTGACGTTCAAATAACTAACAATTTAAATATTATAACCACCCCGAGAGAATACTTTGGTCCGGTAAAATTGCAAAATATGACTATTCAATTATTAGACGAATATGGAAGAATATTAGATCTAAATAACATGGATTTTAGTTTCTGTATCACACTAATTATCGCATATGATGTATAATGCTTATCATTATAAATTAAATAATATTGTAATAATTTATAATGTCACGATCATTTAGACCATTTAACACGTACACGGGAAAAAATACATTTGGGGTACTTAAGGAGTCGCGCCAAGCCGGAGACTATACAATAAATAAGGGGGCACTTGCTTGGGTTTGTCCGCCGAATATTTGCGTGCGAAACAAAACAGGCGTTACACAGAACAACTACCTCTTATTAAAAAGGGCAAAGGCCCTTTATGTTAATGACCTATATAACCCAGCAGATTTGAATATGAATTTAGTGACACAGTTAGATTTATCGGGGTGTTCGATTATTCTGGACAATATTGGAAACGTTGTTCCTGCTGATTTAAGTACAACGTCCATTCCATATCTTGATTATACAATTGATCCAAGCGGCGTTTTATTTGGAAACACGATTTGTGGGGCTGTAAATTTTACCGAATATCTGAGGTACATTGATCCTTCTAATAATCTATAGTACAAAGAAGATCACGTATGTGAGTGCGACGGTAATAATTGTGGTAGAGCTTATCCTTACGATAAGTCGCTCTACATTTTCTGGTATAAATTTATGTGTGCTCTCTGAATGAGGCACGTATGTATTATAGTAGCCGTCATAGTCTTCTTCAAAATCGTCATAGTGTTCGGCAAAATATTCGTAGTCATAATCGTGTTTTTTTTGAGGGAACGACGGCCCCTGTAAAACTGGCGGTAAACTCTCTAAATCTATATAGAAGCCCCATTCATTGTCAAAGTTATTTGATGCATGTAATTGATCCGTCGAACTCATTGTAATTGATATAGTATATACTCATAGTTTTCTTTTATGAGTATATTTCATTTTTAATTTTTAATGCAAATAAATAAGGAATAATCGCTTCAACGTTTTGCTCCCATCTTTATAAGCATTTTTTTTGCCTTGTTAGAAATACCAGCGTACTTATATTGTCGTGCCCTGATGTATGCAGAATATACTCCCTTGGTACTCACTTTACAGGTATTTTTCTTGCATATTGGGAACGATTTTTTCGGCCCTAAAAAGCACTTCTTGCCACAATGTTTTAACATGACAGTTNTCTGATGGTAACCAGGCGTTTCATTCTTCCAGCCTCTCGTAGCCGAACCACGACCATTCTTGCGGGTTTTTTGCATTATATATAACGAGCCTATTATAA